ACCAATTGGTGCAGGTGAATGTCCAAGAGAGATAAGGTGTAAGTACCGACCTAATGAGAAACCATTTACGCTTAAAAACGTAATAAAAAGCATAAAGGACAGTTTTAAATGAGCAAGAAATTACAAAAAGGCAGTCAATATGAACAATTTGATTTAGATGGTGACGGCATTGTAAGTGATGAAGAGCTATCACGATCTGAACACATGATACGTCTTGAAAACTCTGATAAGATGCAAGATCAACAACGTATGCTTTGCTGGGTATCATCTGTATCATCAATCATTTTAATAGTGTTGGTTATGTCACCTGCAATACCAGATGCACGAGTTGAAATGGTTACTGCTTTACTTTCAACATATGTTGTGGCAAATTTAGGTATCGTTGCTACTTTTATGGGAACGACTGCTTTCACTCGTTCAAAGGAGAATGGTAAAAATGGCGTTTAGACAATTTAGTCCAACAGGTTATTTAGGACCAGCAGATCGTTTTCACGAATATGGTACAGGACCTTCTCCTGAATACACAGTTGAAGATTATGAAAAACAACAAACTACAAATCCAAATACTTTACCAAGAACTCTTCCAGGATCAGGAACAGAATTAAGAGACTTATTAAAAGGGAATCCAAAATCTGAAACGTATGAATTTATGGATGAGTTTCGTGATTCTCCTTTTTACAAAGATGCTGGAAATTATTCAGGTATATCAACAATGGATATGAGGTATAATCCTTTTACAGGAAAATATGGCTCGTCATCTGGCATTAATAGATATAAACAGGCTTATGATAAATTTTTAACAGATAGATCAAAACCAGCCGATTTTGACGAAAATCAAGCATTACCTGAACCACAACCTTTTCAATCTCCTTCAGAAGATGATTTACGTAGATCACAGTTCATGAGAAATCTTATGGGTGGTTTTAGATCGCCTTTTGGTGGATTTGGCAGATCGCCTTTCATGGGTGGTTTTGGTGGATTTGGTAGATCACCCTTTATGGGTGGCTATGGATCGCCTTTTGGTGGTTTTGGTAGATCGCCTTTTGGTGGACTAGGTATGTTTGGTATGTCACCTTATGGTGGTTATGGTGGTTATGGAATGTTTGGTGGAATGATGAGCCCATTTATGGGTGGTATGGGTGGTTTTGGTCAAAGATCACCATATGGAATGAGATTTCCTCAACAACCATATCAGCAACAAGCAGTAAATAGATCAACATTTGTTACAGACCCAACAAATTTTGGCACTAATCCAGGTACAGGATTATCTACACCTTCAACACAACAACCTTTTCAAAGCCCTAATCCATTTATGAACCCTTTTATGAGTGGTCTAGGAAGTATGATGGGTAATATGTTTAGTGGTGGTTATGGCTCGAATGTATCTAATACACAAGCAAATGTAGCTCAATAGGTAATGACATGGTTGTTAGTAGTATTTTTATCAGGAACAGTTCAGGAAAGTGTCTACTTCAGTGATTTGGATTCGTGTCTTAGAATTGCACAAAAAATTAGAGCCCAAAACTATGACCCTTCCCTCGCAGGGGATAGCAAAATTTGGGTTAAGGCTTATTGCGTTCCTAAATCAGTACCTAAAGAGAAAGGACAATGAAGACCCAAAATATTTGCAGGGTAAAAATAAATGATAGAACAAACAGTTAGTGATGTAGAAAACTTTACTAAAACTATTAATGTTAATGAAGGTGGTGGTAGTGATGTTGAAGCTGGTATACAATTCATCTATCATATGCGTGAACATTTAGTTGATATTGGGATTGCAACAGTATATGGTTTAGTTGTATATGCACTATTTTTATGGATTACTAAAACAATAAAGGGGTAGTTATGCCAAAAGACGCTTGTTATAAAAAAGTTAAAGCTAGATACAGAGTTTTTCCATCAGCGTATGCTTCAGGAGCTATTGCAAAATGTAGGAAAGTTGGTGCAGCTAATTATGGTAAATCAACTAAAAAGAAAGCTACTGGTGGCGTTGTTAAGATGAAAAATGGTGGTGAAGCTAAAGCTGGTCCTAAACAATTTTCCAAGAAAACAAAAAAGACAAAATATTCTACTATTTCAGCAATGCCTAAAGATCAACAAGGTGGTCTTGGAGCTTTGTTAGATAAATTTGGTCTTAAATCTAATTTACACAGACTAATGGGTCATGACAAATCAAGACCAAATAAAGGCATGATGATTGGTGCTGAAGCATATGGAAAAAATGAAAATGTAATTAAAAAAAATAAAGGTGGATTTATTGCTAGAGGTTGTGGTCAAGTTGAAAATTCAAGGCGAAAACGTACTAGGACTTTTTAATGGCTGTACGCAAAACAAAAGCTGGTTTAGCATTAAAGCGTTGGTTTAAGGAGGATTGGAAAGATGTCAGGACGGGGAAGGCTTGTGGGAGAAGCAAAGGTGAAAAACGGGGTACTCCATATTGCCGCCCCTCAAAGAGGATCTCTTCTAAAACCCCAAAAACTGCAGGAGAGATGTCAAGCTCTGAAAAAGCCAAAAGAGTTGCTCAAAAGAAAAGATTAGGTCAACCAGCAGGTAAGCCTAGAAGAGTAGAGGCAGCAAGGAGAAAGAAGCGTGGCACGAAAAAAAGGTAGTATGAAAGGTTACACCATAAAAAGTGGTGATAAAAGACCTACTAAAAAAGGTGCAGGAATGACTGCCAAAGGTGTCGCTAGATACAGACGTGAAAATCCTGGTAGTAAGTTAAAAACTGCTGTAACTGGTAAGGTAAAAAAAGGTAGTGCAGCAGCTAAAAGACGTAAATCATATTGTGCTAGGTCATTAGGTCAGTTAAAACGAAGTTCAGCAAAAACAAGAAATGATCCAAATTCAAGAATAAGACAAGCAAGAAGAAGGTGGAAATGTTAAATTTATGAGGAATACTTGGGTGTCGAGTATTCCTCACCAATTATGGGGGGTGTCTGTTTATTTTAACACTTAATCTTTGATTATATTGTTATTTACATTGTAATAAAATTTTTTTGCAGATAAACCCCCCACCAAAATAGGAGAATAATATGTTAGGGAGCATAATAGGACCTATAAGTAACCTTGCTGGAACATGGTTACAAGGTCGAGTTGATAAGGCGAAAGCTGAAACAGAAGTTAAAGTAGCTAAAGCGAAAGCCGAAGCGAAAGTTTATGAGACAGAAGCAACATCTAGTTTTCTTAATGAGCAAGCTCTTACAAGTCAAATGGGTGAAAGCTGGAAAGATGAAGCCTGGAGTCTTTGGTTTATAGCTGTCCTGACAGCGTGTTTTTTGCCTTGGACCCAAGAGTATGTTAAAGAGGGATTTATATTTTTAGATCAACACACACCCGATTGGTTTCATCATATGCTTTATATTGTAATAGGCAGCTCATTTGGGTATAGGTTTGGTAAACAAGGTTTACAGTTAATTACTAAAAAAAATAGTAAATAAATGGACGGAATAAAATTAGCTGAATATTTGTTAAAAAACATAAGAGAGCGTAAAAAAGATTTTACGATTACACTCTCTGATGGTGCGATAGAATCTTTAGAGGACTATCGGTTCATTGTAGGTCAGATACGTGGCATGACTTACGCTGAAGAAGAAATAAAAGCTGCGATGAAAGGAATAGAGCTAGAAGATGGCTAAAAAACTATTCGTGCCTGAAAGAATTGCTAATGCACGTAAAAAACAAGCAATAAGTATGGAAATACCTGATGCAGTTAAAAAAGGATTCCAAAACATAGAAGATAATCCAAATTCTAAAGACCCTTCTAAATTAGAAGCATCTGCTTTAGAAAGACTTCCTCAACCAGTAGGATATAGAATACTTGTTATACCTTACTACATGAAGTCACAAACTAAAGGAGGTATCTACATTCCTGATGCGACACGAGATCGTGAAAGTTTTGCAACAGTCGCAGCGTATGTCGTAAAATTAGGACCAGATGCTTATACTGATGAAAATAAATTCCCAACAGGTGCTTGGTGTTCCGAGAAAAGTTGGGTTCTTATGGGAAGATATGCTGGAAATCGCTTTAAAGTTGAGAATTTAGAGGTAAGATTGATAAATGATGACAATATTATCGCAACAATACTTGACCCTAGTGATATTTCCTATGTATAAAGAAATTGGAGAAAAATGATGAATATAGAAAATCAAAATGCTGTTGAACAAGATGAAGTTGTTTCTGTAGACGTTGAAGAAGTATCAGAACAAACATCTACACCTGAAATACCAGTTGTTGAAGGAAAAGAAGAAACCCGAACAAATGTTCAGGAAAAACAAACTTCAGATCAAAGTGATGAATTATCTGATTATTCTGACAATGTTAAAAAAAGAATTAATCAATTAACAGCTAAAAGAAAACAAGCTATTGAGGAAGCTGAAGCTGCAATTCAATATGCACAACAACAAAAAAATGAAAATGATCAACTTAAAAAACAGTTAGAGGCTTTAGATAAAGGTTATACTCAAGAATATGGTAATCGTGTAGAAAGCCAAGAAGATCAAATTAAAAAAATATATAAAGAAGCACATGAAGCTGGTGATGCTGAAAAAATGGCAGAAGCTCAATCAATCATGGCAAGGTTAGCTGTTGAAAAAGAAAGAGTTAGAATACAAAAAGCTAGAACTGATCAATATGACAATCAACAATCACAACAACAATCACAACCACAACAACAAGTTCCTCAAAGGCAACAAGTTCCTAAAGTAGAAGATCTTGACCCAAAGTTGCAAACATGGATGAAGAACAATGAATGGTTTGGAACAGATATGGTTATGACAGGTGCTGCTCAAGGATTACATCAACAATTAGTTGGTTCAGAGGGTTTTGATCCAACTTCTGATAATTATTACGCAGAGATAGATAAAAGGATGCGTGATAGTTTTCCAAACAAGTTTCAGGACAAACGGCAAAACGTCCAAGCTGTTGCTCCTGCCACGTCCTCTGGACAAATAAAATCTGGACGGAAAAAAACTGTGCAGTTAACGCAGGGTCAAGTCGCTTTTGCAAACAAGATGAATATACCTCTTGAACGCTATGCAAAAGAAGTGGCTAAAATAGAAAACAGGAGAAGCTAATGGCTGAAATCGAAAGAAAAAGTCGAGATTCGCAATCTCGTGAAAAAACAGAGCGAAGAAATGATTGGAAGCCTCCGTCTGCACTAGACGCTCCTGAAGCACCTGTAGGATATAAACATAGGTGGATACGTGAGTCCGTTATGGAATATGACGATAAAAACAACATTCACAAAAGAAGACGTGAAGGCTATGAGCTTGTTATGGCAGAAGATTATCCAGATTTTGATGCTCCTGTTATTGACGAAGGTAAAAACGCTGGGGTTATAGGCACTGGTGGATTATTACTTGCGAGAGTTCCAGAAGAAATTGTGGATCAACGTAAGAAATATTTTGAAGATAAAACACAGACACAAATGGATGCTGTGGATCGTGATTGGATGAGAGAAAATAATCCTGTCATGCCAAAATTAAAGCCTCAAAGAAACAGCAATGTTTCCTTTGGGAATAACCGAAATTTAAATGATGATTAATAAGGAGATCTAATTATGGCAAATCAAGATGCCGCTTTTGGTATGCGTCCTGTAGGTAGAATAGGTGGTACGCCTTTCACTGGTGGACAAAGCCGATATAGAATCGCCGCAAATTATGGAACATCAATCTTTCAAGGTGACATGGTAGCTCAAGTCACTGGTGGTACTGTAGAAGTACACGCTGATGGTGGAACAGTTCCTATTGTAGGTGTATTTAATGGTGTTCAGTATACTGACCCAACCACAAAAGAGCAGGTTTATAAGAACTATTATCCTGCAAGCACTAATGCTTCTGACATTATTGCTTTCATCATAGATGACCCAAATGTTATCTATGAAATTCAATGCAATGCAGCTTTTCCAGTTGCAGATTTATTTGGTAACTTTGATATTGTTTACACAAGTTCTGGTAGTACCACTACTGGTATTTCTGGTGCTGAGCTAGACGTAGCAACTGGTGCTACAACTGCTGGTTTACCTTTAAAATGTATTGACATTTCGCAAGACCCTGAAAATTCTGATGTTTCGTCAGATGCAACCAATGTGCACGTTGTGATCCAAAATTCTATTTTTGGTCAAAAAGGTGCAGGCTTAGCGTAGGAGGTAGATAATGGCGATAAGTAGAGCACAACTAGCGAAAGAGCTAGAACCAGGTCTAAACGCATTGTTTGGAATGGAATATGATAGATATGATGCAGAACACGCAGAAATCTATGATACAGAATCTTCTGACAGAGCGTTTGAAGAAGAAGTGATGTTATCAGGTTTTGGTAACGCACCAACAAAAGCTGAAGGTGCTGGGGTCAATTTCGACACAGCAAATGAAGTTTACACTGCACGTTATACGCATGAAACAATTGCATTAGCGTTTGCTTTAACGCAAGAAGCTATGGAAGATAACTTGTACGACAGATTAGGTGCAAGATATACAAGAGCATTAGCTCGTTCTATGGCACACAGCAAACAAGTAAAAGCTGCGGCAACTTTGAACAATGCGTTTGACAGTTCATTCACAGGTGGTGATGGTAAGGAGCTTTGTGCAACTGATCACCCACTAGGTGGAGGTGGTACATTTAGAAACGAGCCAAGTACGGCTGCTGATCTAAATGAAACTTCATTAGAGAACGCTTTAATTGACATTTCAACATTTGTTGATGAGAGAAATATGATCATTGCACTACGTGGAATGAAACTTATTATCCCACCTCAATTACAATTTGTTGCTGATCGTTTATTAGAGTCAACTCTAAGACCAAGCACTTCCGATAATGA